GCAGTCATCTGTTTCACCTCTAACAATAAAGATTCGTTCTTTATCAGTGTATCAAAAAATCCTCCGGAAACGATAGATCCACCGTCTAAGCCTAACCTCAATCCCATCTTCTTAGAGACACTTGCGGCAACGGCCTTAAAAGTAGCAGGGGTTTCTAATCCCATCATAACCTGAAAGTAGTTAATCGTCCGGGAGTTTATCCCTGATAACGTGCCTCCGACTTCTTCAACAAATGCAACTCTCTGTCCGTTCTGAAAGTCATTATAGACTTTATCCAGTGACGAAAGTATCCGGAAGTTTTTGAGGGTGCTTCTGATTCGCCCGTTGCTCATATCCAACTGAGGGATGATTTCAGCGGTAATCTTCGACAGTAGCATTCCCTGCATCTTCCGCAAACGAACATTAAGAGCCGTTTCACTTGCGGTCAGAAATTCATCTTTACGACGGATCAGTTCTTCAATTCTCTTTGGCAGACGCATATAGTTCTTTTTTCATCCTCGAATACGTCGAGATAGCACTTTCAATATTGAAGTCCTCTATACAAAGATACTTAAAATACAGAAATATGCTTTCTTCAATCGTTACCGCTGGCACAAGTCGTCTTTGACCTTCGACCCAGAAGAACATACCAGTATCCTCAAATGAGTTACGGTAGAACTTCTCAATTACGCTTATGTATTCTTTTTTGCGGGGCACGGGTATATTGTAATCTTGTTTTACGATCTGTTTTATTCAAGGTCTGTGAGGTGATGTGATTGACTTGTACGGCACAAATAAGATAGTGATCTATCCCGGCACGTTTCAACTGTTCTGCATGCACGTTATCAGAGTACCAAAACTCATAGGCTTCATCCAGGGGATAGATTTTATCCCATACTGATTTGTGTTGAAAGATACACCAGCCACAAAAAAACGTGCCTATCGTGTATCCTTTGTAAGCCTTGTAATCGTTTGGCATGCCATAATGTGAACGGCTCTCGCTCCGGGCACAGGCTGAAAGTATCCCGTTTGCCTCCATAATACCGCCAATCTCTGACCAGCCTTTCATGAATATCACGTCATTGTTGGATAAGATTTGAACGTCGCCGGTACGATATTTTAATCCTTCATTTAAACAGGCGTTGTAATTAAATGGTTTGTTCCAGAATATTGTCTGATTTACTCCCCGGTATCGCGCACGGGTAGCGGTTTCAATTAAGATCACATTCACATCAGCCCCGTCAGCTAAACAGGAATCAATAGCCCGTTGTGTCATCTCAACTAAGCCGTGATCCTTTGAGGCTGCTACTATGATAAGGTCGTACTTCAAAATATATAAACGTTTCCAGGTGTTGACTGATTCAATCCGATATGTTTCATCGCATAATCTTTCAGGTAAATCGGAGGACATCCGTGTTGACGGTAAAAACCACCGATTGAATAATCGCCTTGTTTCAGGTGAACAAAATCATCACATAGCATGGTAACATACTTCGTCGGAGCCAACTGAAAAGCTCCGCCGGTGTGGGATACATATTCAACATTCAATCCTCCTATCTTTCGCCGTGAAAGAATCCGGGGATAGAAGTTAGGATCAATCAGCAGGTCAGGTGGTGAGACAGCATGAGGACCGTTCTTTTCAATGAACTCGACGATCTTCGCAATGATATCCTCTGTGACGGTTTCAACGTCGTTGTCAAGTTTGAGAATATAATCATAGTCCTGCAACTGCTGAACGCCGTAATAAAAGGCTGCTGCTATGCCTTCATTCTTACCTAACTCAATCCGATTGCGGTCTTTTAACCACTCCAGCGTTCCGTCAGTTGATCCGTTGTCAATGAATAAATGAAAATCAACTCCGGTCTTTTCTTCGAAGCTCTCTATTGTTCGCTTGGTGAGTTCAAGGCGGTTATAGGTGATTGTTATTGCTGCTACTGTTGGCATATACTTAATATTATTTTTGTTTTGACGGTCACGTTGTTAATATTTGTAAGATGAATTTTATGTTTATCTTAATATTACATATCATAATTGCCGGGTATGTGCATCACAAAATACTCAGGCGTTGCAATCTTACCATACTTCCGTGACTTCATCATCAGTGATTGATTGAAGTGATGATCATGAGCATACCCCCGGTGTGCCCATCTTGCACCCAGCTCACGCTTATGGCAGATGTTTGATGTTCCGTTCATACCTAACTTCCGTATGTCACAAGTGCGCTCAACCCATTCACCGCCGGAGAAGATCAAATCATTAAAGAACACCCAGTCATACTCACCCAATCCTTCAGCTATTTTCCTTAAATGACCGTCGCCCCAAAAGTCGTCAATGTCAAGGTAAGCAATAAATTCACCTTTTGCAAGCTCAAGTCCCGTGTTTCGTGGCGCGCCGTCCCACAATGGAGCTTTCTGAATCTTCACGGCCTCAACTCTCGGATCAGTGAATTGCTTCATTATCTCCATTGTCAGATCGCACCCATCAGCAATGACCTTCAGTTCAAAGTCAGTGTAAGTCTGATCCAATACAGACCGAACAGCACGGACAAGTTTTTCATCACGACGGGAGGCCGCACCCGGATATTGGCCTAAGAACGAGGGAATAACACAGGTAAATTTCATTCTTCAGGCTCATTAAATTGAACAACCGGCTCTTTTGGTTTGGCTCCATCCATCTTTGCAATGTACTCTTCCGTCTTAGCTTTCACCCTCTCGGAGATGTATTCTTTTGCCATGTCATAAATCCATTGCTTTTCTTCGATCTCCAGTTCATTGAAGATCGATTCAAGATTTGCCCACAGGACAGCGTTATACTTAGTCGTCAGCCCCTGTGATATCAACAGTCGGACATTTTCTTCGCTGTAGCCCCGGAACGGATTGTAATCATTTTTTATCCTGATGACCTTCAGTTCTTCGGGCCGGTCAGCGTACAGGAGTTCGTTAATGTCATCCTCTATTTTCGCAATGGTCGATGTTGAGGCTCCGGCATCTTTTGCCTGTTTCAATTCAAGCATCAACTCGGTCTGTGATTTAAATTTAAAATCCTCCGGATACTGGTGTTGAAGAATTATCCCGTCCCCCATGTCAACAAACGTTGCGATATCTTCAACCACAAACTCCCATGTAGTCGAAAGCGACTGAGCAAACGGTCGCAGGGTGTCGTTAATATTGTCCTCTGTTATCCGCACTTCTGTTGCTGTTGAACTCAGTTCGTTCCGGGTCATCAGCTCTTTGTTGAACATCATCAGGAACACCGAAGCCCGGAGATTCTGAACATACTGCTCCTGAAATTCAAGTAACTCAATCGGAGGTGATTTATAAACAAGCAGCTTTTCAAGGTCAATCATCTCAACAGGATCGCGCGGCAAGTCCAAAGTGACAACATCCATTGTCGATGAATGAATCGGTTCTTTCCCCGTTCCGCCGCAGGTTCCACAAGCCTTGCCATCTAACAACGTTCTTGCTCCGTGACATTCAGGACAGGGATTGACATAGCGGAACCTCTGAGGGAAAGCCGTCATAGCCGTCGAAAGATCAAGCTCTGAGTCGATTTTGAGCGTCTTACTCAGGTAAGGAATCACATCATGAAAAGCGGATATAAACGTCCGACCCTGAGTCTCGCCGTCAGGCTTATAGCCAAATCGCCGTGCCGGGACCTTCTTTCCTTTCGGTTTAAAAAATTCGACAAGATAGTATTTACCTGCTATCTCAACCCCACCCGGAAGGTCTGAGGTAATATCTATAGTTGGTTTATCTTCGACCTCAGTAAACTGGATTGTATCCTCACCCAGATAAATAGTGTACTTAAACCCTTCTTTAGGTTTGCCCTCTTTGTCAATCCATGAAATCGGAAGCCGGACAACCAGGTACTGAAGGATATTGTTTTTGAACTCGAACATTATAGCTTGCTCCGATGTAGCGATAAACGGATAAGGCTTTGCTTTCTCAACCTTTGGATCAAACGCGTCAAACTCAGTGATCAGAAAAGCGTTTGGATCAATATAGTTGTAATCCACATAAGCATATTCAAGGAACTTTTCAAGCGATCCGTCACCCCAGTAAGTGCTTATGCGATCTTCGACTAACTGCAGATTCTCTTCAGGCTTTTCAGCGTCCCAGTCAATCATTCTTACCTTCGGCTTCTTTCTTACGGCCTTCTGAAATGGCAGCTTTGTAGATGCGAGTGTCGGAGGGATGATTGAGTTCGTCAGCCTTTTGCGTTGTTCAAACTCTTCTTCTGATTCGCGGGTAACAATTCTTTCCAATAGGTCGCTTATGCCGTCACCCGTGACCATTTTGTAATACTTATCCGCTAATTCACAGACACGCTTGTAATCTTTGTGTCTGACACCCCCGGCAATGATGCGCCGCAGTTCCTGGAATCCTTCGAGTTTATTCATTTGTAATAGTTATTAAATACCTCAATTAGCAGGTAGGAAGCTCCGTCAGATAGGTGTCCATATTTCTGATATCTGTCACCTGTCTCTTTGTCGGTAACAATATGCTTATCCTTTGCTCCGTTTATGTCCTGCTTAACATACATCATATCCGCGATCATCAACTTACAGCTTTCATCAATGATTACCTTTATCGGTAATTTCTCTTCAAAGATACGATTTATAAAGTCTCTGGATTTAATTACTGACGGATTTTGACGCATCATCCGTGCTGATCCTTTATTCAGAAACCTTCTTAGCTTAAACTCAATGATCTCATAGTGATGTTTAAACTCTTTATTCATTGTTGAACGAGCCTTGCCTGAAGCATCACCATAATAGTAAATTGTTGACTGATGATGTGCATAACGCATTAAAATTTCATCGCATACCTCTTCGGTTGAGTTCCGGGGGTTCTGCAGGGCGATCTCATCAAT